GATTATTGAGGTAGATGAAGTGCTTAGAGAGGACAGTCTGCAAATAGAGTCCATCAATGACCGTGTTCACTTCATTACTATCAGCCTACATTGCGCCGTAGAGGACGACGAAGTCTTTCGTCTCAAGGATGATTTACAAAGAGCAATAGATAAAAAGAGACACCTGTTAAAACAAATGAACGAGCATATAACCACCAAGGACAAGATAAATGCAGATATGGAATTGGAACGGAGGGCTTCCAGTGCAAGTTGAGGGTGACGACAACGTCAACCATCCCTCTCATTACACCAATGGCAGTGTAGAGTGTATTGATGCTATTCAGTCAGCACTAACGCCAGAAGAGTTTGAAGGTTACTGCAAAGCAAACGCCATCAAATATCTATGGCGCGCTGGTCTTAAAAGAGACAAGGTGGAGGACTTGAAGAAAGCAAATTGGTACATCGAAAAACTAATTAGTTTCCTTTCATCCAGTTCTTCATAAAGTCTGATTTACTTGCGCCGCCACCTCTACTTGGTGGCCCAGCAATAGCGGTTGTAATTCCCTCCCTTACGTCTCGGTATCCACCAAGCACAGGTATGCGGTTCGCTACTACTCGTGCCGCGGCTCTTTCTGGGTAACGTCTCGAATCGTTTTGGTCAGCTATACCTTGATACACTTTAACGGCATCGAACGCTAACCCAGCAGTCGGCCCACCGAACACTGAAACTATGCGTTGCGCACCATAAGTCCCATTGTCTGCTTGCTCTGCGGTTTGATAGAAGATGTCTGCCAACAAGCCTAAGCCACCCATTTGTATCATGCCCTCTACGTAGTTACCCCAGAAGGCGTCTGCGCTAATTCCGTATATATCGCCGTGGACTCTTCCGTCCCAGCCAACTGACTCGGCTAACTCGTTGAATGAGCGTTCACGCGGTTGCCTGGTGTTATCTTCCCCGCGAGCTTGGACGTAATCTTTTACAAGGTTTGCACTTCCACCACCAATCATTGGCGCTACAGAAGCAAGCATGATTGCTGGAGAGAACCTACGTCCACCACCTGTTACGGGGTCTGCGGCAAGCCCAAGACGTCCTACGTCATAAGCTGTTCTACCCATCATCATCGGGAATGATTTAAGCTGATATACAATTTGCCCTATAGGAGACTGTGCAAACAGGGGTATGTCGTTTGCATTTGGCGTAAAAATAGTCTGGTTAGAAAACTTAATAACCGCTTCCTGCACCCGCGCTTTCGCGTCAGCCCTTTGAGGGCTGTCGCTAGGAGATGGTATAAAGCTATCAAAGTCATCAATCCGCTGATTGGTTGCAAGCAATTCGTCTAAGCCGTATGCACGAAGAATACGATAAGACTTCTGGAACTTTCTGTTCTGTTCCCTCAAGTTGGCCGCGGGATTGAAATTTGCTAAAGCAATAGCATACTCAGCCTTGAACCATTCATGCCCAACAGCAGATGAGGTGCTACGCCAAAAGCCAGTCCATGGGGATAGTAACGTAGCGTTAAAGAAAGCCACTGTATTCTTAGATGAATCCGCGCCATACAAACCCGTCATGCGCTCATGTATTTGGTTTTCAAGCGCGGCCCCAATGTTGCGTGTCATTTTACGGTAGTGGGGGTCGGCCATGTATTTGGCCATGGCCTTTGTATACGCCTTAAAACTACCCGACCTTACGAGTGGTAGAACCGCGTCACCAAGGGACGTGAATACTGTTGAGCCAAGTAGTGTAATAGCATTAAAGTTGCGCACTACTTTAGACGCCCTAGTTCCGTGTGTGCCAAATATACCGTACCCACCGTTACCCTTGCGCTGTAGGGACTCAAGAGTTCCTATGGCAAACTTTTCTATGTCCCTGTCTATTGGGCCAGACATGTTTTGGCGGTCAAGTATCGCGCCAATGATTGCGTCCATACGTTTTGAAAAAGCTGGCTCACCTCTGCCAGTTTCAAAGTTGCTCATAAACTGACGCATCGCGGCTTCGCCTTTAGGGGCAAGTCTTATTAGGGTCTCGGCCGCTTTTCGCGCGGCGATGTCGTCGCCCTCAAACGGCATTGGTGATTCGCGCCTAATTTCTAAACTCTCGTCAATTTTATCATTTAGCTTATTAACAATAATTTTGCGCGAAACTTTCTTTGTAGATAAAAGTTTTGCAATTTGGTCTGGCATGCTGTTGGCTGTGACTATGCTCATGTAGTCGTAAAAGCCATGAGTTTCATTACCGTATTTTTCTGCCAAATCTACGCGACGCACAGCGTTGTCAGCGTATTTACTAACAATAGCTTCTAAGTCATTCTCAAGATAAGAACCAACATCATCGAGGTGTTCTTTAAATTCATCGAGACGTATTAAACGCTGGTAATCAACGTGGTCATCGTTAGTGTCGCGGGTTCCATGGGCTGGCGTGTACACACCGTCCTCTTCCACAAGTCGTGAGTAAACTCTACCTGCCTTATCAAGAGCGCTATTAAAAGGTAAGACTCTATCTTCGTGACGTTCTGACTCGGAAACAAAGTATCTCGCCAAAGCCGCTTTAAAATTGTCTGGGTCACGTAAGATTTTTTCTACGCTCCAAACTTGTGGGAAGTAGTCTTTGACGCGACCCACCATTACACCCGCTTCCGTGAGTTCGTAATGAATGTTCTGGAACATAGCGCGCACTTTTTTATACGCAAAATTTTCAGCGTTCGTAAGATTTTTTACAGCGTTAGAACCTGGTCCGCGTCTAATTGCGTTTACAATTTTTTCATAACCACGAGGCTGGTCTACACCCATAGCGTGATGTAGGCTGGCCTTGCCAATGTTGAAGTCACTTGCCTTGCGCGCCCAATTCTTAATACCGCCACCTCCAGGCAACCCAGCAAGAGCTTCAAAAACTGGAGATACGTGGTTAGACGTGCGTCCCGCAAGACGCTCATAGTGTCCTGTCCCCTCCATACGTGCAGGAGAAATCCAATCAGCCACCCAGTTCATTCCAAAACGTCTCATGTTGTGGGAGTTTTCACCAAGCCCTATATTAAGAGCGCGTCTAAGAGCGCTTTGTTGACGTCCAGCAGGTACTTTTCCTCTAGCAATTTGACCTACAGCAGAGGCCGCATTTGCTGAGACGCCAGCATTTCTTAAGCCCTCTTCTATTGTGACAGTCTGAGACTCACCGAGTTGACCTTGCTCGTCCATGGTGTTTATAAGCTGGCTGTTTATTCTCGACACCTCTTCTTTGTCATAGAGGTATCCAGTAATGTGACGGTTGTCATCAAATTCGTCAGCCATAGCGTGTTTGATTTTACCTTGGGCCTCAAACAACATGGTAAACGGATTGTCTGTGGTAAGGTCGCCGTCTTCATGCCCCTTAATTCCATCATAGCCCTGGTCTTTTAAGATTTTATTTAGTCTTTCAGACGCGCTGGTTAATGAAATTGGTCGTCCACTATTTTCCCTAGCAACCTCTTGTATTACGTCTACAAACTCTTGATGCAGTGCATCGCCTGTAATGTAGCCTCGTGAGCTAATCATATTTATAGGAGACTCAGTGTCGAATGATGAGCGTTGGTCTATAGCGGCCATGACACCCCGAATAAAAGAGATGTCATCCACGCCGTACTCTGCGCCAATAGTGAAATCAAAAACTCTCGCATCGGCCATGTAAACAGGGATGTGCTTGTCTTGGCGACTTACATTAAATCCATCAAGTATTTCATCCAACTCTTCATTGATGACTAGTAGGTTGTCATAGACGTTATCTATTTGACGTTCAAAATGTCCAATACCTTCCGAGTTTCTTTCTCTATCAAACGATTTTGCTTGGAGGTGCATAATCGAGTCTTTCATTACCTCCCGCATTTCGAGCAAATCGTTATACTTATTTATATCACCTTCTGGTGCGCCCGCTTCGCGCAAAGCACCGACCATAGTTTCGTGGTATTGTTGCTCTTGCTCGTTAACTAATTCACGTACTTTAGTGCCATTACCGTAACGCTTGTCTGTTGTGACCTGTGGTTCAAGACCGCGCTCACCTAAGACGTGAGGCCTCTTGCCACCGACATCAGCAACAGTAAGTGTAAACATTGTAGGCGGATTATTTACATCGGCGTTGCCTGTAAAGTCGTTAATTGCGTCTTTTCTATTTTGACTAGAGTTATTCCAGAACGCTTCGGTAGTTCTTTTTAAGCCAGACACATCGCCCGTAGCCTCGTCGTCATAGCGACTTGGGTAGAACACTTCATCAATGCTTTCTCTTTGTGATTCGAGGTTGAACACGTTTCCGTATGCGTCAAGTACAGGGTGGGCTTTCTTAAGTCGTGTGTCCATCTGGCCATTCAGTATGTAGGCGACGTGCTGTTTTACTGTATGCACATGGCTTGGCAGAACACCCGCAGTCGCTTCATCAAAAGGCTCTGTTCCCGACATATTGCCAGAGACTTTTTTGACTAAATCATTTAGCGCCTTGTCCCAGTTTGCCTGAGTAACTTCTAACCCTTGTCCGCCTTGGTTTTTAGGACCAAATGTTTTTCTCCATATCTCTTGGTGAAGTTTTTGGCGCGGGTCCATAATAACAATCGCCCTGATAACATCTTCAACGACGAGCTTTGCGTTTTTTTGACCTGTCGCTTTTTCTGATTTAGGAGAAAGGTTTGTAGATAAACTGCGAATTTTATCTCTAAGCTCTTTAAATTCTGGCCCATCTGTTTCAATTTGTTCATTAAGATAATTGGCAGGAGGCGAGCCAGGTAATTGGTTTTGGGGGTCAGACGTATTTATTCTTCTGGCAACTTCGTTGACATCGCTAACGCCCATCATTGCTAGGTGCATGCGACGGTTGGGTCGTGCTGTTCCCACTATGTTTGCCATGCGGTAAAATACTGTCCGCATAATATTAGTTCTATCGACGTCTCGGTGGCTAAGTTTTTCTTGCGCTAAGTTAATGCCTGGCCGCGCGCCAGGGCTTACATTTGTAGTCGAAATCCCTTGAGTTTCTTCAATCTCCTTGCTAATAGCGTCAAGCGTGTACTGGTCGTCTATTTGCTGAGGCTCTACTTCGTTGGAAAGTGGAGCGGTGCGCTCGTTTTCTTTCATTTGACGCGCAACCATTTTACCGTAATCTGTTTCGCCGTACTTACCTAGCTCGTCAGAAAGTTGTGTCGCCGTTGCTAGCCTGTAACTGACCGCCTGGCCATCGTCTATTTGTGCAACTGTGGGAGATTTATTCAGCCTAGCGGCGTCTGCGTTTTGACGAGTTTCTTTGGTTCGCTTTTCTTGAATACGTTTTTTCTTACGTGTTCCGTCGCGCAACATTTTAGAATATTTGGCGTACCCTTTGAGTGGTGACTTAGGCGCAAACTCAATGCCTGGATAACCACCCTTCATTTTTACAGGTTCATCAGACAGTTTGTTAAAAGCCTTACGTCCATCATTAATAATGATGCCCATAAGTTCATTGACATCAAACTTAGAGCCTTCGTCTTGGCCGTAAAAAATTTGTCTAATTCTATCTGCGTCAGCAATCATGTCCCGCGATACTGCGTCATAGCTAAAACCAAGATTTTCAACTTCGCTAACACTTAATGTAGAAACATCTTCGCCAAGAGCGTCGTATATTTTGCCGTATAAAGTCTGGGACAGTTTGTGAGTTTGACCAAAAAGCATAAACGGTTTGCCTTTTTCACCAACTGGGCCTCTGCGTTTATATTCTGGGGCCGCAATACCATAAAGCCTGTTGGCCAACATTTGGGCATGAAAGACAATACCCTCGTCGTTGCCACTATCTATTGCTTCTTGCAGGTCATCTCGGTACATAGTCAAATCAATCATTGTTCTATGCACATCCTTGCCTGCTTTAGACGTGGGTGTCATAACGCCGTCGGCCAATGCCGCGGCTTGCAAATTATCAGGAATAATTTTGCTGAATATCGGAACCAAGTCTGGGTCCACACCCTTTCTGTGCAAAAAGAAATCCACGATAGACTTAACGTATCTGGATACATCTCTCATAATTGGGTTTTTATTCCAGTAGCTTTCTTCCCTAAACTCTGGAGCTAGTCTTTCGTTCATAGCCCAATTAGAAAACTGTGTAGCAAACCATTCTTGCGGACTTAGGTGGTGGTTCGAGCTAAATTTTTTGTCTCCGACTCTAACCACGCCCCCAGGGTGGTTTAACATTTCTGAGTGTATTGGGTTTTCTTCCAAGTTGTATAGGCTTCTAGCCAACTTAGGCTCGTCTACTAAACCAGTGTCTGCGTCTATATAACCTTGAGCAGTTTTCCAAAATTCCAACTTATCTTCAGGTGTTAATACATTATGATAAGCCCAATGACCAAGCTCATGTAAAACAGTCCTTATTTTGGGATTACTTACATTTTCTTTTTTAGACAATGCGACGTGATTTAAACGGCTCAACCTAGACTTATCATCACCATCTATTGAAAAATCAATGTAATAATTTCCATCGCCCTCTTTGAAGGCGGGAGCTAAATCGTCCGCTTGCTCAGACAGGGTGCGTAGCACAGAGGTAATCTCTGCGGTCTCTTTCCCTGACATAGTTCTAAGTATTCCCTTAAGCTGTCTTTGAGACTCGCCAATAGTTTCGCCAGGAAACCTTATGTCGTCAGGTACAATAGATTTTCTAAAGTTGTGCAGGGCTGTAAAAATTTCTGCGTAGCTTCTTTTTAAATCTCCCTGACCTAGACGCGGCCAACCAATATCGTTTTCTATTGAATTTATAGCCGACACAAATGTAAGTTTGTCTACTTCGCCCGCGCGTTCAGCAAGACGACTAATGGTAGTAGAAATTGATACGCGCCTGTCACTAGGCATAGGCATATCTTCTACTAATTCTTTTAGGCCATCCAATTCCTGCACAAACTTAAGGGGTGTTAAATCAACTACTTGTTGAGATGCTTGCTGGGCAGTTAAATATGCTCTCTTGGCTCCATCAGGAGACCAGACTTCAAATTCTTCTGTAGCCGTTTTAGAGTTACGCGCACCCTTGGTGTGTCCAATATCAAAGTCTTCAATGTCTGCTTTCCCAAGAAGTGCTTCGAGTCCCTTCCCGTCGTCTATTTGGTTCTGACCAATAACACGTATATTTCCTGTTTCTTTGTTGCGTAGCGCTATGCGCTTTCCATTTGTGCTTAGGACGGGAACATCAGGGACTTCGCTAGTAATAGGAACAAGACTGTTTTTGCCAGTATTTTTGACAGCCTCACCGAGTGCCGCCATGTCGCCGTCAAGCTCAAATCTCTCAAACGCTCTATCAAGTATGTCTTTGTCTGTATCTACAGGTACGTCTGTTGATGCGTAGTGTGTTTGGTTCGGGCCTTCGCCACGAGCCACCCGCATGTTGGCTTCGTTTTTCCACGCCTTGTTGGTTATAGGGTCGTGCCAATAACTCTGACCTCTTGTGGCGGCTTCTGGTTTAATAATATTTTTCTTGCCGTCTGCCCTGGGTAACAAGCTTCCTTGGCCATCAGCAAGGTACTCGCCACCTGTTGAGACGTAACGAACGACACCTGTGTTTGGCACTCTACGCGTTCGCGTTTGCACAACTTCTTCCACAGCGTTCGGATTTTCTTCCGTGGGGGCGGCTCTTTCAAATCTAACTTCGTATTCTTCTTCGATTAACTTATTAGCCTCAACAACCGCGTTATCATACCCATAAATAATTTTTGTATCTGGGTCCAAACCTTCAGGAACAGAGGGTGCGCGGCCAATAAACTCGCCGCTTTTCAAAAAACTTTGTATCTTATTAAAAGTTGTTCTACCTGCTGTTGTTTCAATAGGCGGATTAGCAAGCGGGCCTTCTAGGTCGCCACTGCTTTTTTGAATTTCAGAGCCGCGCATTTGCACGACTTTCATGGTTGCGGCAAGCTCGGCTGTTTCTTCAGGTAAACCAAGCGCAATCATATTCTTAGTAAGTTGTTTTACTTTTTTCTGTTCTGTAACAGTAAATTCTGGCTGACCATCAACATTTTCTATGCTGTTTCTTTCGTTCGTAATTCCGCCATCATCCAGAGAATCTACCAACTCATTGAATATACGGTCCCCCTGCTCAGGGTCTTCTTTTAAAATTATCTCCCTTGCTTTATCTGGTCTTAACTGTACTATTCTTGCAAACACCCCACCCAAATCTTTATCAATTTTTGTTAAAACACGCTCTGCGCGCTTTTGGTACGCCAAGTCAACAGGGTCCACGCCCACGTCGTCAAATGCTGTAAGAACCTGAATAATATTCGGGCGTTTGATTTGTTTTATTGTGCCGTCTTTTGATACAGGTATTCTGCCTTGAGCAACGGCCTCAACTATATCCTCTTCTGTTTTTCCAATTTGAGATAGAACATTTTGAATAGCAGTTTTCTGTTCATTGCTACGGTATCTCAGAGTGCCAGTTGTTAGCGGAGTAATTGGTCCCGCGGATTCTTGCGGCAAGGAAATAGCCGCCCCATCTTTTGGGTCTCGCACAATTATTCTGCCTGACGTTTTTTCCCTATAGCCAGGAAGCAAAAATTCCCCGTCTTGCATCATTATGTATTCAATCGGAGAAGAGTCTACGGAAGCCGCTTCTACATCAGGCTCAGGTGTGACTGGCTCAGGCGTCACAGCTTCAGGCGCAGTAACAGGCTGAGACGTAGCTGGCTCTGGTGTCTGCCCTGCCTTAGACGCTATGATTTTCTTAACATCTTTGACGTTGTATTTTTTACCTGATTTTGTAGTTGGAGTAACACCCTCAAAGTCTGCTTCTGTTAAACCAGCGTTTTGCGCCATACCTCTTACGGCAGAGGTAGAGAACATGCTTTGAGGTAACTCTGCACTTGTTTCCACGGGCGAAGGAGCTTCTACTGGCGCGGCTTCAGTGACGGGCGCTTCGGCAGGAGTTTCTACAGCTTGTGTTGCTGTAGGAGTGGGCGCTGGCGCTTGACTTGCTGGGGCGGGGCCACCAGCTACTACTACTTGTTCGCTTTCTTTTACTGCTTGGGCTGTAACAGCATCGCCATTGCGAGTGAAGTTTTTATAATCAGCTATAAGTGTACGTAAGTCACCGATACGCTTTTGGGCCGCGGCTATTGTAGCGGCGTTCGGACTTACTAAGTCTGCGGCAATTTCATCTTGGTAATTAGAAATTCTAGTGGCAAGCCCCTCCATCGAGGCGACAGTGGTGAGTTCTTTTATTATTTGTGCTTCGTTTTCTGTGTCACCCTTTTGGCGCGCCTCATTTAAATCCTGTTGTAATTCAACTTGTCGCTTTGCAAGGTCCGCCTCTGATTCAGCTAGCTCTTGCTGTAAACCTGGGAATCGAGAGTCTTCTACAACGTCCTCTCCAATAGCGTCAATCTCTTCTTGGGAGGGTAGCTCTATATCCTCAGCATTACCTTCCTGAGTGCGCACCATATAGTCGTCTGCTTGTATGCTGTTTCTTAAAATAGTCGCTATTTCTGCTTTTGCGTTTTGACCTTTTTTTTGTGCCTCATCAACTAACTGTGCAATTTGAGCATCAGTAAAACCTAACTCGTTTAGACGTGCGTTTTCAGCTTGTAGAGTAAACTGCTTTCCAAATGGGCCGTAAACAGCTTTGTCTAAAAAGCGTCCCGCAACACGAGCAGGAGCCAATACAGCGCTGGCAACTTTATCTGTTTTAGACGCGCCAGCACCAGCGCGAGCTTGCACAGCGGCCGCACCACCCGCAAGACCAAACAACCCGCCGAGGCCAACCCCTAAAAGGCCTTCCGCCGCTGCCGCGCCAATGGCGCGCGTAGTATCAAACTCATCCTGGATGCCTGTCGCTAGGTCTCTGTTTTGTTGTAGAGTATCTTGAACCCCACCAACACCAACACCGACAACACCTTCTGCAATAGCACCAGTTTTTGCCGCTCTTCCAAGCATTTGTTTTTGTGTGACATTGGTTGCGGCTCGTGCGGCGGCTTTAGCCGCTAAAGCACCAGAACCAAAGCCAACGATATTAACTGGGTCAAGAATTGCCGCGGCCGCATTTTGCGCGAACCCGCCAAACCCACGACCACCCTTGTCAAAAGCGTCTGGCAAGCTGTCAAAAACTTGCTTCATACGCCCTTTAAGTTGAACTTGACGCTCGTCCTGCCCCCTTGTTTCCATAATATCAAGAACCGCTGAACCCGCGTTCATACCTTTCCACGTCTGGTCTTCGTAGAATTGGTCGAGTAGTTCTTCGATGTTTGATGGGTCTGCGACGTCTCCTTGCTTGCCGTAATACTCCATCAGTTCAGAAATAAACTGTGGGTCTTGCAGAGCGTCTAGCCCTGAAGAGGAGCTTAAAACTCCATTTGGATTTACGGGGTTGTCAAAGCCTGTAAGATTTTGTTCAAAGCCTACACGTCGGGTGGGGAAATCATCTTGTGCCACTAGGTTCTCCAGTTTCCATTGGTGGGTATTTCACACAAATGTAGAAGAATAGAGGCGGGCTGTCGTCCTTGTTATGGCAACGCGCGTAAAATGGCTTCAGCCAATTGTAATTGGTCACGACTAAAGTTTCGGTTTCTGCCTTTAACCATCACGCCGCCTACGACGCCGAGTGCGGCGGCATATTGCCTAGCAATATTTTGTTTGTCGGTCTTCCCAGTGCGGTCCATATACTTTTGCATAGCTTTAGCCGCTTCTTTAATTTCGTTTCCGTCAAAATCTTTAAATTTGTCGTTAAACCGACGGTTTCTCTGACTAACCCTTGCCTGAAATGCACGGAGTTCGTCTTGCCTACTCCCAAGGTTTTCTATGTTAGCTTTAATATTCTGTTGCATGGCGTCAAGTTCTCGGCTCGCTTTCGCCTCTAACTCCCGTTGGTTTCCAGGGTCGCCATCTTGCCCCTTCACAGTTGCTAAGAATTTTGATTGATTAGAGATGTTTCTTCTAACCCCTTCTAACTCTTGAAATGCCATTTGTTGGTCCCTGATAGCAACGCTTATATCACGAACATGTTGAGCATAGGCATCCGCAGTCGGTAATCCAAACGCATTAGTGCCACCGTAAAGCTCTGCCGTGGTTTGAATTTGCAAAGGGGTTGTCGCATCAATATTGCTATCAGTTTGTTTTGTTATTGCTCCATTTTCTCCGAGGTTCATTCTTACGTAGTCAGGGAAAGTTTGAGGACTTCCGCCACCCAAACCTCGCAGAGATAGATACGAGTTTTGCTGGTTTTGTTTGAACTGAGACACAGGAACTTTACTACCTGGCGGAAGGGCGGCGTCTATTTCAGCCAGGATATCTTCTGAGTTGTTGGCAGTTGTTCTTTCAAGAATACCTTGGACTATGCGGATAGACGTTGGGTCCAAAACATAACCTGCCTGTAAAGTTCCTAACGCGCCCTGAATCGCTATATCTTTAGGGCTGTCGCCACCCGCAAAATGTGCAAACGCCATCGTTTGAGCCTCAAGCCTTTGTGACGTGCTTGAATCACCGTATTCTAAAGCATCCTTAAACGCCGCGCCTTGCTCTTTATTCCAAGTATCTTGAACCATGGCGTTAGACATAGTGATAAGATATTCATCAAGTTCCCCGTCTTTATTGTATCGGTCATAAAAGTCTGGGCCTACTTTTTCTCTAACAAGAGATAAATCGTTCATGCCGACAGCGCCTCTCAATTTGTCGTCTTTTAGATAGTTAGCCGCTTCTCCGAACACCCTGTCTCTTATACCCCTGTCATACCCTCGAATCTGACCATCCAACAAACTGTTCGCCGTTTGTCCTTGTAGGCCTGCGGGTAGTGATTTCTGCAAGGTCGATTGGTCCATTCCTTGTTCTACAAAATTTTTTATCATTTCTTGATTTTCACCAAGTAGTTGATAAACAGTATTGTTGGCTAAAGAGTCTGCTCTTTTTGAAAGACTGTCTAAAACTTTCTTAATTTGAGAATCCATAGATGGGTCGCCAGGCAGATTTGAGCCGAATAACTCTTGTGTTTCTCGGAGCGCGCCTTCGCTGTCGCCACTAGCCTTAAATCTATTTACGAAGAAGTCATCAACTTGCTGTACAAACCCTTGCTCTTGGTTCAACGCCTCTAATTTCTTCTTCCTATCCGCGATAAGGCGGTTCTCTTCGTTAGTGTCCGCAATGTTTTGTAGAGCTTGTCCAGTGGCATTTCCAGGCCGCAGGTAAAAGTCGCTTCCTACCAAGGAGTCCGTGAAGTTCTGTAGGTCTAGCGCAGTCGCATACGGGTTGTCTCTGCGGTACTGCTCGAAAGCCTTCGCAATTTCAACGCGCCGCGTATCATTTTGATTCTTTTGATTAAGCATGCCCTCAGCGGCATCAATTGAAAACATTCCAAACATTTAAGCTTTCCCGTCACCAAAGAAGAATTTGTAAGGCCCAACTGCTGGTTCGTTTAGTGAACCGTCTCTATTATATGTGGGTCCGTACCTGTTATCTAAGAAACTACCAGCTCCAGAAATTGCATTTTGCATGAACTGTCCACCGAGTTGGCCCGCTTTGGAACCCGCCGCCGTAGCGTCGGCATAGCCTTTGTTTGCTGAAGCTAACTGGTCTTCCAGCATTGACTGAATATTAGTTAAGTCCATAGATAAATTAGGAGAGCCTGGCATATTCAAGCTACCCAGGGCGTTGTACTGTGTTCGATTTCCGTAGGGGTTACTCATACTGAGCATATCAGCAACGCCACTATTTGGGTTGCCATAAATTTTAGCTAGGCTGTCTATAGATAGCGGCCCAGTAACACCTGTGTTTGATTTGGTTGGCCCCCTTAGCAAGTAATTGTTTACTGCTGAACCTGTGGCTTTATCGTAAACACCGCTCGTGGTACGTCTAGCATTTGCATCAAAGTTCAATCCTGTTGTGCCAGCCATTTGAGTATTAGAGAGCTTGTCTTGAAGTGCTTGTCTAAGTAAAGCAAACCTGTCTGTCTTTATTTTATTTTCACCAGTGACTTCTGCTAGAGCATCTGAGTAAGCAGACTGCCCAGCTTTCTGCACAGCGGGGGCTATTCGAGCTAGAACCTCAGCACGTCTAGCATTTGAGTCAGCGCCATCAGTTCCAACGCCACGCCTTATAAGGTCTGACTCTGTTTTAGACAACATTTGGTCTACTGCGCGTTCAATTTCTTGATTAAGAACTTGAAACTTTTCGTCTGCGCGCTCGCCAATCTCTTCCTCTCCAGCAAGCTCAGGGGTCTGCATGTTTCCCTGAGCCTCAAGAATAGATGTAAGCTCGTCGCGTGTATTTGATGTCTGACGCAATATATCATTGGCCAGAGATACTTCGCGGTCACGCTCAAGCATTTTTTGTTCGCGGTCTTGAACTAGTCTTTCTTCGCGCGCCTCAAATTCTCTGTCCAGCTTTGCTTGATTGCTGTCCATGTACTCACGCTCTTCTTCGCGTTCTTTAGCCCGTATTCGGCGCTCACGTTCTAACTGCTCTAATGCGAACTTGCGTTCGTTTTCGCGTATCTCTTTGTCATTTGCTATCTGCTCTAAGTCAAATATGCGTCTTTCGCGTGCGGCTCTCTCTAGCGCTCTTTGCTGGTTTGAAATTCTTCTATTTTGGTCTTGCGCAAATTGCTCACCTAGCTGGTCTTGCTCACGAAGGTATCTTTTATTTTCGAGCCGCTCGTCCATCTGGTCATTAAAAAACCCCATGTCACGTTCATATTGTTCTCTTGCTTGAGCCGCCGCTCTTTCTTGCTGGGCGAACTCAATGTTCATTAAGTTATTTTGTTGTTGTCGATTGTCTCGCTGTAACGCCGCATTATACTTTTGCCACTGCGCGGCACGTTTAGCCGCCTTACTTGAGCTAAACATACCGTAGACGTTACTGGCTACATTGAAAGCAGTACCAAAACTCATGTTACACTCCCTGTGCTAACAAGTTGCGAGCAAATGAACTGTTGTATGCTAAGTTTTCCAATTCGTCCTCGTCATCTAGGCTAGCTAAGTAAGCGCGCAACTGCTCTTCGGAAACAATATCTTGAGCGCCGTCTGCAACAGTCGGGAATGTCAAGTTGCCGTAGGCATCCAGCAATGGCTCAACCGAAGCCGCATCCGCTTCTTCACGAGAGGCAACAGCATCAACATCTCCCTGCAACCGCGTTCTTTCATCGCCCAGTAGTTCTGAAATAAGGTCAAGTTCGTCTTGAGCTTGTGTAGCTTTGTACGTTTCACTTTTGCCAAGTATGGTATTAAGTGCCTCCTCAGCCGCCGTTACATCGTCTAGCGTGTTGAAGTCCTGCCCTCGGTATCCCTGGAGCGCCTCAAGCGCCTCTTGCTCAATGCCGCCACGAGTTTGAAGGAGTGCGTCCAGCAAGTCATCCACACTATCTAAGCCGCCCTCAATAGACTCACGGTTAGTATTTAAGCCTCCTGTAAAGCGGTCCAAATCACCAAGCTCGTCTATAAGATTGTTTTTTAGCATGTTCATTGTGGACTCATCGAAGTCTGAAACACCGTCGATTTGCGACAAGATGTTATCGACATCAGCTTGCTCGTTAGCAAGTTTACCTTCCCTGTCGGAGATTAGTTGAGATAACACAGCTTGTGGGTCGTCTGCCCCTGCAATAAGGTCAGAAAAGTCAAAATCCAAATCAGACTCAAACCCAGATAGGTCTTTAACAAAGTTGTTCAAATCTGACTGAGCGTCTTCAAGCGCAAACAAATCGTACAAATTCATACGATTGACGCCCTTAGTCCCAGAATCAAGAAGCGCTTCGTATTTATCGCGGAAGGAATCAATCCTAGATTTTTCCATGGCGCGTTTGTCTTGCAAGTCTGAGAGTGCGTCCTCTAATTCAAACGTCGTATTCTGGTCTCCAGTAAAATTAAAATCTAACTCAGAATCAAAACCTTTAATTTCGTCCTGTAGAGCTTTTAGCTGGTCAGTGTATGACGTTACATCTTCAACATCGGCTATACCAAGCGCGTCTATATCGCCTCGCAAAGAACCAAGTCTATCATCTAGGCTTGTTTCAAATCCTTTTATTCGAGCCTCTTCAGCGGCCTTCTCTTCCTGACGCCCACCAATAATTCCTATTAGCTCATCGAGTTCTGTTTGAGCGCCAGCTTGAGCATCACTAAAATCGAGCTTACTTTCAAAGCCACCAAGTTCATTTTGGGCTTTTTCTACTTGGGCCATGTATTTATCAAAGTCGGTACTCAGTGGGTCATACGCGACATCAATGTCATAATTATTAAATTCGTCCGCGTAATCACCAAAGTAATTCTTAATACGGTCTAGCTCAGACTGGCGACCAGATTCTAGTGAGCCAATCATTGCCTCGTATTCTGCCAAGTCTCGCATAAATTTATTTGCTTGGTCGAAATTCAAACCAGCAAGCGTTGGTGTAGCGAGAGCTACTTTTTGCCCATAGGAGGTTCCCGTGGGATTAAAGTTTGGATTAGTTGGCAAGCCAAAGGCGTCGTAAACCAAGTCTGGCGTGTTCTGTCGTTTCAGTTGTTCTGAGGTAGCGGCTATATTTTTATATTTGGGGCTGTCCAAGAACGCCATATTGGGGTCTCCCCCAGAACTAACTCCGCCCGTCGGGGCCAGTTTTTCAGGTGGCGAGTAAGCCGTCAGACCTGAAACATCGCCCGACAAGAAATTGCCAAGCAAATCCTGTATGTCATCAATTTGATTACTGTATCCCGCTAAATCATCTACATTGTAATCAATATCAAGACCGCCAAGCGTATCTCCTAGCGTGTTAATTTGCCCCCCGTAACCAGTCAACTGTTCGTTGAAATAGTTAATCGCTTTATTATAGTCGCCAGCCTGCTCGTTTCTTGCCGCGTCAATACCCTTAACATACTGGTCGCGTTGCGGCGAGTAATCTGGGGGCGGCGGCGGAGCCTTCGGTCCTGATTTTTTACCCATAACTTATATCCACTTACACTCTTCTTTTAACATAGCAAAAACTACTGCATCTACATCGTTCGGAAAATACTTTCTATACAATCCTTCTCGAACAAAACCCATCCGCTCCATCATCTTCAAACTGGCCGTGTTCCTTACAGAAACTAAACCACACAACCGAACCACACCGCACTCCTCAAAAGGATAGCTAAACATGGTATTAAGATTCTTCCTGCTCCAGACAGACCTGTCGTCCACCCATATAGCCGCCCAAATCTCGCGCCCTGTGTAACTTGAATAAGTGACGCCACCTACCAAGTTCCCATCCTTTACGAAGCCTATAGAGGAGTTAGGCTCTGGAATGGGAGGGCATTTGCACCTTACGGCGCAGACCTTAGCTATCACATCTTGTTTGTGGCTAGTCGGCTCTGCCGCCATTAGCTACTCAAGATACTGAAGGCGAAAGTCACCTCTAAATCATTCAAGCTCGCCGCATTGGTTATATTAAAACCAATCTTCTTGTTCGCAGAAGTGGCGTCTATTTCTTGCGGTGTGGACAGCGTCACGCTGTTATCGCTAGATGAAACATTAACTGTCTGACCTACATTCACACCATTTACTTGTATTTGCACTGTTCCTGTACCAGAGGCGCAGACAACATGTACCGCATCAATTTGTATGCGTTGTTTAAAAATACGCTGGATAACTTGCGCACTATTTGAGACTGACCCCGCGACAGACTTGTAAAAACTACCAGATGAAATAGATGTGGGCAGTTGAGCCGACGGCAGTCGGCCAGACGAATCGAGGGACGCTACGCCGTTGGCGGCTCCGCGTTGTGTCGTAGCAATCCGAGACGAAAGGTCAACGGCCGCGTACTGCAATGCTGTACCCGTACCATTTACCTGGACGACTTGGCCAGCGTTAGACGTAGAGAATGTTGGCAACCCGCTTTCTGGCGACGTCTGAAGAAACTGCGCGCCGTCGTAAAATTTAAGGACGTTTGGCGACTGAGACGTATCTAGCCAAAGGTCTCCAGTTGATGGGCCTGCTGGTGTTGAGCCGCTAGTCGTAAGTTTCGCGGCAGACGCAATATGAGAAACAAGGCCAACTACTTTTGCTTGAGCTACATCAGCGTCTGCAATTTGCAGTTTACTAAATGGAATTTTACCAGTGGCGGTGTCTGTAAATTTTGTTTCTGTCATCAGGCCAGTGATTGTATTGGCTGATGTATTTTCAACAGTAACGATTGTAAGTATGTTGCCGCTTGGAATGGAGCTTGTCATAGTGACTGTGTCAGATGCGGCATTAGTCACATAGTCGTTAGCGCCACCCTCTCTTTGCAAGATGCCGTTTTTATACACCTGCAATACAGTGGAGTCATCATGTACAAACGGGAACACTGTCTGAGACGAAGTGGTAACTGTATCAGAGCGTGTGAAACCAGTAATCGAAGTTGCTCGAATTTTGTAAATGGTAACAATGTGGCCAGCAGTCAGGCCAGAGTTAAATGTCACCGTGTTTCCTGCGGCACTACTTGTGTAATCATTTGAGCCGCCAGAGCGTTTTAACAAGCCGTTTACGTAAACTAATAGCTCGTCTGTGGTGTCATGCGCGTAGTTAACAACGGTTTGAGCAGAGGTAGCTACTGTATCCTGACGGGTGTGAATGATTGGCGCACCAACTGTTCCAATGTCTGAACCGCTTGCGCCGCGCAGACTGTCGAGCGTAGCCAGGGTTGTCCAGCCTGTGGTGGTGTCATTGTAAGAGCCAACGCGATATTGGATGCCAGCAGAGCTATCATTACGGAACTCAATTGGACCCTGCCAAACACCATCTTCGGTGAACAGAACCTTGAGAAGCTCTCCAAGAGTTTTTTCTCCAAGTTCTGCGCTATTCAGATACCTAATAACATTTTCAAACTCAGCGTTGATATTGCTACTTGCCACATAGTTTTGTGGGTTTTGTTGTCTTAACCTTGCCATTAGCTCTTCCTCAGAATCACGCCAAACCCAATAATTCGGCAAATACCTTTTCCGCTTACTGTTAGTTTGTACTGCGCCCCTCTATAGCGGCCCGCAAACTTACGTTCATATTGCCTAGATAATGGAACATCAGGGTAGTTATTGTCGTCCCCACTATCACTAATCTCGAATGTATCTGAATGAATTACCTGCTCCATATCATCAGTAACTTCCAGCAGGGCCGTCCCATTCCCCGTGGCTTGAATGAGGACAGCATGCACTGACTTGGTATCAGTAAATGAGCCGTGCCATAAAACTGGGGTTTTAACCACCATGTCAGGATGTACTTCGGCTTCTTCTTCAATTTTTTTAATGTCATAAATACCGCCACTTGAGCCAAAAACTATTCGCCCACCAAGAGCCGCGCCACACCGCGCATTTAAAAAAGTACCCGTAGACCACTTGGGGTCTATGCCTGGGAACAAGGTCATAGTTAGGCGCTTAGTTAAAAAACCACCGCGTTGTGGGAAGAAAATATGGTACTGCCCCATGTCTTGGTCATAGACAGCGGATATATCTTTTGGGTTTTCTACTGAGGAAACTAGGTTTCTGTATAGGGTGTCTATCTTGAACGACAAAGATTCGCCCTCGATGGTCAGCCCGTTTTCCGCGGAGCGTCTTAGGCTATGCACCCCAGAGCGAGAACAGAATAACAAATCACTACCAGCGCTTTTTACAGTTGCATGACTTACACAACCAACATTTACAGACGCTTTATCATCAAGCGCCCACAAACCTATATCTGTATCAATTAAAAAGATGAGAGTGCGGTCAGTTGTAAAAACAGCCAATCGGCTTTGCTCGAATTTAGATAAGCCAGTAATAGACTCGGATGCACCAAGCTGGTTTGATATATCAATGTTGCCAGCGCGGAGGACAGAAACACTGTCAATAGGCTCGTCGTCAGGGAATATTTCATCATTATCTACTCGTGAGATTGCAATAGTAGTTTCTCTGCCGTTGATTCCAGCAACACACAACCGCCGTGATACGGACGTTGAAAAAGAAGGGCGTAGCTTGTCTAGCGCTGGGCTGGCATTAAAATTATAGTTTGTCCCATCGTAGTAAATTGGCGGGTTATCTTGCGAAAAAAAATGGATACGTCTGTTGAACACCGAGGTTGTGATAACACTGTTAAGGGGAAAAGCTCCCTCCTTAATATGGTCATCTTCACTGACAAGGTTGATGCCAGCGCCATCTTGCTCTGCATACACCACTTTGTCTTTAGAATAAAAGTTTACAGCATTAACGGGACTGCTACCTTTTAAGTAGTTACACCCAGGGTCGCGGGTAATTTGTCCGCGCCAGTCGCAGAACGAATCTTGACACACAGAAAGGTGTTGATTCTTACCTGTATCTAAAGAAGTTCTATCACGTGAAACATCAAGCCCTTGAAAGTTTTCATAGGCTACGCTTTTACTTGGTATACCTGATGGTGACTTAAAGGTGCTTGTCATCTTGTTGTGCCGTTATATTTGCTAGTTTGGCCCTGATGGTTACGCTTATTACTACCTTCATCTGTGACGCGCATTTGAATAGCGGTGTTTCCATTGAGACGTCGCCACAACTGCTGGCCAATTGTACGAATAAAGCTAGACGCAAATTGTTGGCTTTTTTCTGAGCCTTGTTGTGTTGCGTAGTGATATAGCAAACCGCCAACCATAATTACGTCTGGCACTTTGCGCACGTCTGACAAGTGCTGGTAATAATCTAACTCACTGCCGTCCCAGTATGGGTGCATCCGAATTTCATCTATCACCATGTTTGCAAATTCAATAAACATTAGCGCGGCGTCTCCAGATAGTGTTCCAGGATTGAAATCACCAAACCTGCGTACAGCCTGTAGCACCATAGTTTCTAGGGGCGAAAACTCATTTGTAATGTGTGGGTTAGATGTGCTGTCTTCTTTTGGGTTGGTGACAAAAACCTGCACACTACCGCTGTCGTGGGAAGCGCCAGTCATAATCCGACCATCGGCCATCGTGTGAACGTCGCCCCCATACACAGTGCCGTCTGAATTGTAGTAAGCCATCTTACACCTCTACGACGCGACCACTTTCAATGTGAGCGTGGCGTCGAACAAACTCAGCCTCTTCTGCGCCAAACTCCCATTCAATGCGACCATCTTGGCAACGCGATGCGTTTTCGCCGCGTATCTCAAACTGCGTAGCTTCTGGTTCAGCGCTTCTAAAAATAACAGTTGTAGGTTTGGCGGGAGCTTTTGGCTCCGCAGTTTTTTTAGTTTTCGGGGTTTTCTTTTCTTCTGACATAAACTCTGCTCCTAACAAAAAGGGAGTGCCGTTTCCGACACTCCCTTAAGTTACCCTCAATCAAGGATATGGTCGTCCGCTTATGCGTTTGAAGACCAGTTCTTAATGTAGGCGTGAGTTTTGTCCTGAAGGAGTTCCAGACCACACTCGGTCAGGTACTCATGGATAACTCCGTCTACACCGTTACCTTGACGGTTCTCGAAGAGGGATGTATCCCGACCTTCGAGGTGTCGATACTTCAGGTAAGGGAAGTCAACAATCACCATGGCATTGTCCATACCTGGAACCTGACGGAACTGCGGGTGCAGATGTACCATCAAGTCGCCTGCAAATGTGCTGTAACGTGTAAGGTTTACACCATACGTGCCTTGCACACTTTCTGGACGCCAACGGTTCTTGCCGAACTCTTGCAGGTGAGAAGCTACTTTGTAGCCCACAAATGCAATTTTCTCGGTTGAACCAAACTTAAAGATGGTTTGAATGAGTTGCTCATCAAACTGCGCCTCGTTCATTGTACCGTCACCATCAATGTCACTGTTACAATCAATGACAGTTGTGAGTGAGGTAGTCAGTCCGCCAGTGTAGCGGCGAGGAGTAGCAGATGTACCACTCTCTTCAGCTTTTTTGCCGAAGAACATGGCGCGCTCAATGTCACTCATGTGCAACTTGAGAGCCTTGGTCATCGCTTCATCTTCTTTATCACCAGTCCGCAGATAGGTTGACTTCAATGTGTTCGACACACCGAAGGCTGTACGGAAAATCTGAGTGAAGTTGGAAGCTACCGTTGCGTCGAACGTGATGGCGGTTCCGACATCAGCGTTTTCAGCCGCGGCAAATCCAGCAACAAACAGCATTGCGTTATCTGCGATTTGGTGAGTTGTGCCACCGATGTTACGAACAACAGTCAGCGTTGTGCCTGTTGTATCAGCGGAAGCACGCATAACTTCACCAGTTTCACTGTTGACCACAACTGCGCCGTTTACGGCAAACTTGTTGTTGTCACTAGCGTCAATGGTGATGCTTGTGGTTGAAGTGCTGGCTACAGCGCCGTTCACTTTCAGAGTCCGCTCTGGCAGTTCATCGCGGAAGTTTTTGTATTCTGGGTCGTCCGTAGACTCGGATGAACCAAAAGACAACAGAGCGTTGAGCGGTGCGTTACCGTTCGGCTCTAGGAGAGTAAATAACTCTCGGTAGTTTTTAGGGCGGAAATCAGATGAAAACTCACCAGTTCCGCGCACACCTTGAATAGCCATAATAGTATCCTCACTTTCGGCATTAGGTAGTTACAGATTTTGGTTGAGTCTCTCACCCACCGAGGAATTTACCATCTCTTAGGGTCTTAACTCTTTTTAGTAAACAGGGGCCGTAGCGCCATATAAATAATTTAACAAAAAAAGCGGGACGTTTTCGTCCCGCTTTTAAAGTTTTTTTTAAATTAGACTCTGCGTTGACCAGCAAGCCTATTTAGAGTTGGGTCGCCCTCAGCTTCTACGCCTGTTTCAGAAGCCATCTCTGATTGCGGCGTATTGCCAACTGTGCCTGTGAAGGCTTGGCGTCGTTTTGCAATTTCCCTTAGACGCTCCATGTCACCAGACTCGATACTGTTTTTGTAGTCAGTGCCGACCTTCATTGCCAACTGTGGGTCAAGGAAATCTTCAGAAGTGTAGCCGCGCTCAAAAGCAAAGATTCTAAAATCCTCTGCTTGGTCTTCGCCCAAACCAGTCTTCTGAGCCATGCGGTCAAGGTTGTTAGAAATTCTCGTGGCCATTGCGGAGCTTTTGTCGGCTATCCCGCTTGCGGCCAACTCCGCTCCTTGCTGTGCAGAGCCTTGAGCGTTTCGCATCATTCCTTCTACTGCTTGCATCAACTGTTGGTTTTGTTGCGTAATCTGGGGCAACGCCGCCATCATTTCACGGTAGCCAGGTGGGAGGGAGATTGCGTTGTCTTCCTCGTACTGCGCAAACATATCACCAGGTTCTTGGGCTTGCTCTTTCAACGCCACGTTTGTCGTACCATCAGTGTCACCCAACTGCGTGTTCTTGTCGCCAGCCTTCATAAGATTAACAAGTTGGCGCGCCGCATCCAAAGGGTCTTTGGCGAGGCCATTCTTGATAGCCGCTTCTATAACCATATTAACTGGTTTCATTTCGGCGTTCTTATGGTTCAGAGCCGCGTATCTTTTTAATGTTGAAGAAATTTGCTCTGGAGACAAATCACGATACTCGTCGTTACCGTCCGCATCCTGACCCATCAAAATTTTATAAAGCACTGGGTTTTCTGCCATAGCATCTGACTCTACTTTCGGAGAGCCTTCCTCTACAGCTTTTTCTGTTTCTGTGGGTTTTTCTTCAGCCTGTTTGGGGGCTGGGGTTTGTGCGGTGTCTACACCCATTTGGTTTGAAGCCACTCTATCAATAATAGCGGCGGCTACTTCTTGAGGCATTTCTTCAGCCATTTTCTACTCCTTCTCCCAGCCGTGGCGGGGAATTAAAAATATCAGGCGAGGCCATGGCGTCGCCCAGGTCATTTGCCTCAAGAGCTATCTCTGATTCCAAATGTAACTGGAGTTTTGAGGGTAGCTCTAAAAGCTGTTTTGCGGTCCATATAGAACCGCGTCGGAAGTGCATCTCTTCTACGGACATGGCAGGGTTGTTTGCCATGGACATAGCCGCACCAACGATTTCTTTTTCCATCACCTCAACGATGTATGACCATCCACGAGATGACGACAACTGCGTAACAGCCTTTAGGGTTGCTTTAGGTTGACCCATTAAGAGCGCCTATAAACAACAGTATTAGTGGTTGCTCCTCGCGCGGCGTCTTCTTGAGCAACTCTGGCATCAGCCATTGTTCTTCCAAGCCGAGCGTCCATAGCTTTTTTAAATGTCATTCCCCTGTTCATTACAGGGTCAGTGTTGGCGTTAGATTGGCTGTCGGTAAACATTTGGCTGGCCATAGAGTTAGTTTTCCCAATGTCTGGCATATCTACTTTCTTTGAAAATGCAGTCATCTCCAAAGCACCAGCCATAGGCAGGTCTACCATACCCCCAAAACCAGGGGGTAGTTGTCGGCGCACCCTTGTAGGAACGCCAACTTTAAAACTTCCCATTAAGTTTTTACCGAAAGCCATTATTTTCTCCGTCCGCGACGGCTCTTTGCCTTACCTGGCATTACTTTTTTAAAAGCCTTGTCTTTAGTTCCAGTACCGCGCTTCTTTTTCATAGCGCCTTTTCTTCCCATAGCCATAATCAAATCCTCACTTGCTTTACGTCTAACACTTAACTCAGACAAATCTTCGTCAGGAAGGTTGTCGTAGTATCCTTTTATTTCGAGAACCTTACTTGCATCATTCAATTCCGTTAGGTTTTGAACAAAGACTAGAGCGTATTCATCATCAATAAGCTCCTCGAAGTCTCCATCATCTTCCATATTTTCATTCGGGTCGTCCTCTGGGTGAAACGAAATTAACCACAAATCTTTCTTACAAACTTCCCGATTATGGAGCTTCGTCCATTCTTTTAATTCTTTTGCTGAAAACTTCGGGTCTATTTGTGCATGTATGACCATCGACATTTCTTTGGGGTAATTGGCAATAGTTTGCATAACATCACTCATGTAAGGGCCAAAGCCGTACTTCACATGAGCGAAGCCCTGCTGTAACGCGGTTAATGCAAAGGGACAGGGTGGATTGTCGTTGTAGTATTCTGTTTTTACAGAAAGAACGTGGGTGGCCCAGTTAATTAATTCTTGTTTTATAAGGGCTTGAAGTTTAGCTGTGTCTACCATTTACTCGGTCGGCCAGTTGGTAATCCCTATCCAGGCGGCGATAGCGCCTAAAACTGCAACGGTAAAAAACCTAAGTATGGTTTGGCCTACTGTTGCCTTTACTGACCTCCAGCTATCTAATAAATCTCGTAGCTCGTGCATATCATGTATCGCGTCTTCATCTGCAAGCCCTACATCTTTTAACGCACGTCTAGCGCCGCGTTCGGCGGCGCGTTCAAGCATATCTTCCATTTCTTCAGGCTCGTAACTCATCCCAGCCACCTGTCTATTTGTTTTTTGCCGACATACAAAATGCCTAACCAGATGGTGAAAAGCACACCATCAAAGTAACTTAGTTCATTCCATGCGTTTACTAAATCCATAAGTCAGTATTAGTTCTGTTCCCAGAACTGTCGTCCTCTATTTGATTTGCGGCCCTGTAAACCAACTTACAATGCTGTGTCTTTTACCGCCTGTTACTGGTTTGACTTGATGATATAAAAAGCTAGGAAACACAATAACGGAACCGCGGTTAGCAAAATTATCAGGTTCATATCCTTCATCTCCATCTACAAATAAAAACTCACCACCTTGGTAGTCTTCTTTTGAATTAAGTTGCATAACAACACTTACCTTACGCATATCATCACACAATTTATGCGTGTCCATGTGCGCCTCATAAAACTCATCCACTCCATATTCAGTGAACTGACAGCCGTCCATATTATCAATATCAAAATTCCAAGCCTGCTTGTTGGCCAATGTTGCATAGTGATAGCACAGGCCAGCAATCCAATCGTTATGGTCGAACCAGGCTATGTGAGACTTACGCATATCAAGCACAACCTCACCTCCAGCAACACCTAGCTCTTTGTTCATTTCGTTGCCGCGCTCAATAATTAAATCGCACAGGCCATCGCTCAACACACTGTCGAACAACCAAAAGTGAGGGTCAAAAATCATCTATATACTTTCAGGAGTATCGTATCTGTCTTGGCTGTTACTGTTACACTAGGCGAAGAAATTCTAATAATCTTATCTTTGCTGATAGTTTTATCTCCGCAGATTAAATCGCTTTCAACAGAAATAAAATAGCACTCATCGCCCGACTTGTTTATTTCAACCGACTTGCCAGCAAGCAAAGGCAATGCAAAACGGTTCCAAAACATATTAAGGCCTTTTGGAACTGTGCATGCCAAACGCGTGGTGGGGTCTAGCACTTCTTGTTCGAGACGAAGCCAAAGAGGGTAGTAGGGAGCCGCCACGCTCTTCCACTCTGTTTGCCTCCACCATACAGAAGCGTCCAACAGTATTTCAAATATACCATCAGAGTTGAGGCCAGCGTCAAAACAATCAGTGCTTGAGACAAAATGCTTAGATACTTCGTTTGCGCTAACACCATTTTGCAAAATTGGATAGGTAATACTCATATACGAACCCTCTGACGAGTCAGGGGTGGGTGTGTAAAAAAACCAAGGGGATGTGTCTTTAATTAAACTATTAGTTTCTGGGTGGTACTCTGCTTTAGTAATGTCAACGCTATGCGTGCTTCGGGGCCAAATAATGGTTTCTTTTTTTTCGTAATTTACTTTTGACAAAGTAATTCCGTCTGAAGACGTAAGCACTTCGTCTAAAATTTTTGTTGTATGACCTTCTGTCATACTTCTTCTGCCGACAAATCTACTGAAGAGCCAGCACCCACAAGGTCAACATAGTTGGTTGGGGGGCTTGGAGGAGTCCGAACGGCAAAAACATTCTTTACCTCTGCCTCAATGACTTTGGTGGTTTCCTCTTTATCTACCAAACCATCTACCACAACAGCGGGAACATTAAATTTCTTGTCGTTAGCTAAAACCACATACTCAAAAGTAATGTCATCAAAGGCTAAAATTTTGTAATTTATTTTACTCATTTTCTTTCCCACATAGTCTCTCTATATATGCCTGGGTGACTTGTACGTTTTTTGCGCAACAATTCAAGCGCATCAGACTCCCTTGGCTTCATCGCCCGTATGTCGGCCTTTCTGCTAAACCCTCTTTTAAAAGGTATTGCTTGAACGACAGGATAGCCTCGTGGAATGATAAATGTCGTCCCTGTATGTTTTAAGAAGCTAGGGAAGTTTACAAACTCAAAATATTTATCCGTCTCAACAACTCCAGACATAGGTTCAAAATATTCGTTAACTCTATTTAGTGGAGGGACAAACAACGTAGACCAACCTGGGGGTGTTTTCATGTGCCAGTAGTTCATTATTTTTAATGGCAGTCTAGGCAGGGACGGGTGTCCTTTTATTTGTTGTATTGAGTGGTCCTCGATTACGCTGTGACTAAACTCTGTGTCCCACTCCACACCACTGCCGTCCTCATTGATAACAACCCTCATTTCTGCGGGCGTAGTTAATATCCATCCACTTACCATTGCATCCAATACTGGAGGGCAACGCTTTATACTTCTGTCAGGCCAGCCGCTAGGGTTCTCTGACTCAAGACTACTAAACCCTTTTAACTTTTTAAACCAGTCAGGCAACATTGAGCGCGCAGGTACAGGCTCAGGAATTACATCATATAGCTCTGGGTAAGTTGTAAAAGTAACTTTTGGGTTTCCGAAAATCATTGTCTCTCGAAGGTAACTACCATTTCTGTGCCAGAAGCAACTGTTAGGGCAATTGCTTGCTGGGCTTCAGTAATTCTTATTACTTGGTCTGCGTAGGCAGTCGTGCCTCCTGCGGCTCCCGCCGCTCCTGATGCTCCCGCTTTTCCTGCCCAAGTAGATGGAGCCGCGCTACCTGCATTGCCAGACGTAGCGCCTGAGCCACCTGCCCCCGCGTTCCCAGCGGCTCCAGCGTTTCCTGGGTTTCCAGACGTAGCTCCACTACCAGCGTTTCCTGGGTTTCCATTTGCGCCAGCATTTCCTGGATTCCCGCTAGAGCCGTTATTGGCTCCATTGCCGTTGCTTCCTACGTTACCAGCATTTCCGTTTGACCCTGCGTTACCGCCTGAGCCGCCACCACCGTTATTGGGACGACCACCGCGCCCACCAGTTCCGCCTCGGCCCGTATTGGCATTTCCAGTGGCTTGGCCATAGCTAGGCCCGCCTGCGCCACCATTGCCAAAGGAGTTTCTATTTCCGTCAGGGCTACCAATGCTTCCGCTAGGAGCGGTGACTTGTCCTACATTACCCGCCGCACCACCATTACCGCCACCACCACGGTTTCCTCTTGCCCCTCCACCGCCGCCGTTACCATTGCTTCCAGAGTTTCCTGAGTTACCAGGAGTTCCTGAGTTACCTGCGTTGCCCCGTGCGCCACCGTTTCCTCGAACACCGTTATTGCCGCTATTACCAGGATTGCCTGCATTACCAGCAGAGCCGCCATTACCACCGTTGCCAACAGTTCCTGGGTTGCCATCTGCTCCAGCATTACCAGCAAGACCAGCGTTTCCGCCCGTACCACCTGGACCACCTATACCACCTGCTCCGCCAGCACCTCCAGCACCTCCAGCACCTCCAGCAAATGTGTGATATCCACCAAATAAAGAACTAGCCCCAGGACTTCCGTCTGCACCAGCCGAGCCTGTTGCACCAGCGGCTCCTTGTGCGCCAGTGTTGCCAGCAGTACCGTTGCTACCAGCGCTACCAGAGCCACCCGCGCCCGCGCCCGAACCAGCAGAGCCAGCGTTTCCGTTTGCCCCGTTGTTGCCTGCGTTACCAGACGTGGCTCCATTACCATTACTTCCTACGTTGCCCGCGTTGCCATTTGCTCCAGCGTTCCCAGGGTTGCCCGACGAGCCTCCGTTGGCTCCATTCCCGCCACCGCCCGTGTTGCCGTTGTTTCCGTTAGTGCCTACACCTCCAGCGCCACCTGCGTTTGGCATCGTCCCGCCAACAATAGCGCCAGTTGCAACCGAGTTACCTTGCGCGCCTCCAGCACCACCAGGGCCAGGGGATGTGCCGCCTGGAGAGCCATTCGGGCCAGCATACAGTTTTATGCCTACACCACCCCCTCCGCCGCCTCCGCCTCCGCCGTTTCCAGCGCCGCCTGAGTTCCCTGTTGCGCCTGGATTGCCTGCATTACCTCGCGCGCCACCATTGCCGCGCACTCCGTTATTTCCAGCGTTGCCTGGGTTGCCAGCAGTGCCTGGGTTGCCAGCGCTACCGCCGTTTCCAGCCGTACCGTTGTTACCCGAATTACCGTCGTTACCAGGATTACCAGCCGACCCCCCTGCTCCGCCTGCTCCGTTGTTGCCTGAGTTGCCTGCATTGCCAGTAGCGCCTTGACTGCCATCAGCCCCAGTACCGCCTGGAGAGCCGTCTGTTCCGTTTAGCCCCTTAGCCCGAACGGTAACAACAGAAATACCTGCGGGGACGTTGAACGTCCCGTCTGATGTAAAAGTTTGTTGACCCCCAGGAAACAGGGGGTCTGCTCGAAGTGAGACCCCAAGTAACGGCATTACGACACCTTATCAACTAGCGTTAAAAAATCATCTGGTAAATTTGACACGTCCGTTACATGTTGACGGTGCGCGTATCTATCGGACTTATCGTCCGCTTCCCACATCACCCTGTCATAAACAAGAACAGGAGTGTCAGTAAGATTAATGTCGTTGCCTTCTTCATCTTGAAACCATGTAGATAGTGCGGCCAACGTCTCAGTGGGGTCTTGATAATCTAGGTTTGTAAATGCAACCCCATTACTGTCAAGCCACTGCCTCATTGTCGCGCAAGCGGCCTGACCTGGTTTCGCATATAAATGTACCTCGTCATAGCGAACAGTCATGTTAAGCCTCATAAAAAGATAGTGATACGTATATCGTGGTTGAGCCTTTAACCAAGAGCGCCGTGTATATGGTCTCTTTGTTAGCGGCAGTTTGCACCGCAGGCTGTGTACTCGAACTGTTGTATTTGATACTGAAGCCCGTTGGAGCGGCAAGGGTAAATGTCCTACCGCCTGTACCATCCTGCTTTACAAAGATTGTCACTGTGCGCGCTGTTCCTGCTGGCAGTTCATCTGTGTCAGGTAGTGTGACAGTGGTGTCTCCTGTCAGCGTGTAACTGACATTGTTGGTTGCGTCTGGAACTGTGACAGCGCCAGAGACGTTCGTGTTAGACGCCATAACTTCTTGGAAGTTTTCAAGCGTTACGTCTGTTGCCTTGTTGTTGTCAAAATCAACATCGCCTGTCATTGACCCGCCAGCCAAGGGTAGCTTGGCGGCAATCGCATTAGTCGTCGTGCTGGCAAAGTTGGCGTCGTCTCCAAGAGCGGCCGCTAACTCATCGAGCGTGTCTAGTGCCGCAGGCGCGCTGGACACAAGGTTGGCAACTTCCGTGTCTACATAACCCTTAGTCGCGGCATGACCTGTTGCTGTAGGGGTAGCAACTGTGATTGTGTTGGTGGTTGTCGCACCTACATCAGTCAGAGCTTGTAAGGTGTACGCGGTAGGCGTGTATGCAGAGCCACTAAATACAGGAACTTGGTTTGCTGACGGCGCAGTTGCCGCTACGTTTGCCAAGTCCTGTAGGTTGATGCTGGAAAAAGCCGCGGACGTAACCCAAGCGCTACCATTATATACTTTGAGTTGGCTAACTGATGTGTCGTACCACAAATCGCCCGCCCCAATATTGGAGCCTGTCGGTGCAGTGCCGCTTATAAAATAAGTATTTGCAAAGTTGTTTACGTCTGCAAGGTTGGTGTTGACGTTATTGATTGCAGTTAGCGCGCCATTCACATTGTTGATGGGGGTTAATGCACCAGCCACAGCAGTCACGTTTGCGTCAATTCCAGCAACGGTGGTTACGTTTGCGTCGATGGTCGCAACCTTGTTCACGTTTGTGGCGTTAGCATTGACCGCGTTAATTGCAGTGAGAGCGCCAGCTACGCTATTTACATTAGCTATGGAGCCTGCAACCGAGCCAACCGTGTCTGAACCCGCCAAGTCTGTAGCAACCACACCTATGTCTGTAGCGTCTCCAGCAACAGCGGTAACACTAGCCGAAATGCCTGCGACTGCGTTTACATTGGAGATGTTTGCTGAAACTGTGCCAATGTCTGTCGCATCACCAGCTACCGCATTTACATTAGCGATGTCTGTGGCTACGGCGTTTACGTTAGCAATAGCTCCGCCGACGCTGTTAACATTAGCAATCGCGCCAGCAACAGTATTGATGTTTGTTATACCAGAGGCCACTGTCGTAACAGGAGCATTGGTGGCGTAATACTTGGCTGAGAAATCACTTGAGTTACCTACAGCCCCAGACGTCTTGGTTGCCCAGTCTTTTGCCGAGCCATCAGTGGTGTCCACGCCCGTGCCGCCAATAGCCCAAGCCTTGGCCGAGTATTCACTG